GTCGCCGTTTACTTCCAAATTAAGAAAGGTCATGAGAGCCGCGAACGCCCTCGGATTTGCGCTTGTATATGGCATGTTATTTACCTGTTTTCTTGGTTTCTACTTTTACCGGCTCGGGCTTTACTGCTGTTAGCGGCTTCGCCTTGCCGTCTTTGATAAGAGCCTCGGCAATAGCTGCGGGGAGAGATGTCTCATACCCCGCAGATACGCCTTTATACGGCTCGATTAGAATTACATCTACGAGCATTAGTTCACCTTAATTAGGTAGTTGAAGTTTTGAGAACACCGATCGCGCTTGGAGCTGGGAAAGCAAAAGCTACGCGCTCAACAACTTCGATACCTTTTTGATGAGTACCACCCAAACCAGTAGCACCGAAGTACTCTTTGTATTCGTTCACTGTTACATCTTCGCGAACTCCCATCACTGTGAACTGATTGAAGTCGCAATAGAATGCAGACGCTGTATTTGCGGCTGAAGTTGGGAAGAGTGAATCAGGTACGACATGCATAGGACGGCCCGTAGGTGTGAAGTAGCTATTACCTTGAAGCGCTGTAAGTCCGATTGATGTAATCTCGATAGGTCTTACCATGTCGAAGATAGGACGGCTTCCGCCAGTTTCTTTCATCAAATATCCAAAGACGCTTTGAGGAACTACGAAAACGCCATTAGCACCGACGCCAGAATTTACACCGAGGCGCAAGTTCCAAAGGTCAGTCCATGAAATTTCAGCGAATGTATCTTTACCAGAGTTATTAGCACCACCTTGGCGAACTGTTGTAGTACCAGAGATACCAGTGATACCGGTAAAGTTTGGAGCGTTCCCATCACCGTTGAAAAACTGCTTGTCTTCAGTTTCAGCAAGCGCGCGGCCGAGACCGTTTACGACATAATCCAAGAATGCTGGAGTTGCATCTTGTAATTGCTCTTCGGATACGATAGCACCAGCTACAATCTTGCGAGCTGTCATTGCAGTTGCCGTAAAGAATGATGTTGAGTCAGTCAATGTCAAGCCAGAACCTTCAGCAACTACCGCACCAGTAAAAGCACCTGAAGAAACGAGGTTCTCTGTTTTACCACGCATAGGGTAGATCTTAGCAAGTGCTCTTGCATAACCGAACTGATCAGCAAAAGACATGATCTCTTCAACCCAAAATTGAGGAACGGCAGCACCACCTTGTGCGGTCGTACCTGTATTGAAGTTTGCGCGTGTGATATACTTGTTATTTGCAGCGCGTGCAATCTCATCAGCTTGACCGTCACGGCCTTGGTGCTTAGCAAGAATGTAATCAGCAACTACGCGAGCTTGGTCACGGCGTGAGTCGTGATCTGCTTTGATAGATACCAAACCTCTAGCAGGTGATGGATTGTTTACTGGGTGCAAAGTGCGGAGCTGGTCAGCTACTTTGCGGTCTACAACTTCTTTGAGTTGGTCTTGAGTTACGATTAAATTGTCCATTAGGTTTTATCCTTAGATTAAATTGATTAAATCTTCTGTAGTCATTTTTTTAGGCAAGTTCAAAGTGATAGAACGGCCTGCTTCGATGGATACCGCTTGTTTAATTGTCTTGTATCCTTTATTTATCATGTCCATACCTTCGGCGATTTGCGCTTGTGTGGAAGCTGCAATCTTTTTACCTACTCTAGTTTCAATACCTTTGAATGATGCCATGACTTCCTCTTCAGCAACTACCTCAACTGGAGGCTCGGCTGCTTCGGGTTCGGGGGCTACTTCAGGCTCAACGGCTGGTGCTGCTTCGCCTTTCAAAACTGCAAGCATAGGAGGCACGCCTGCGGTGATGAAAGCATTAACGGATACTTCGGCTTCTTCAGGAGAAAAACCGAGATTAATCACTTCGGCGATGAAAGCTTCTTTGATAGCCGGAAGAAGCTCATCAGCGATCTTTGCTTCGATCTCTGGGGTTAACATTCTACTTTCCTTTTTGTATTTATTAAGTGAGTCTTTGATAAGAGTCTTCAGTGATTTCTTAAGCAGTGCTTGACGGTTCGCCGGAACGCTAACGACGCTAAATTCTACAAGCTCTGACTTGGTATATACTGTTACTTTATTGCCGTCGATAGTTTGCTCTTCATATTCGGTCGGAATGATACCAACTGATACGGCCTTGACAAAACCTGCATTAATAAGTTTTGTAAGCTTCTTGCCCTCTTCAGTTACGCACTCAACTTGAATAGTAGCTTCTAAGTTTTCGCCGTTCATTGCAAAACCTAAGCAGCGACCGATAGGCCACTGATCCGAGTCATGCTGGGCAAGTACGATAGGGTTGTTTAGATACGCCGTATAATCGATACCTGACGGCACTATGATAGTACCATACCGGTCAACTTCGGGAGTAGAGACTACGAAGGTGAAGAGGTCATTCTCTTTCTCTTCGTATTCTTTCTCTCCGTTCCCTTCATACTCATAACCATTTCTAGTCTCGAGTACAAGTTCTCTTGTTATTAAATTCATATTAAATCCTCTATTTTTTAATTGCTCTACTATGTTCTTAGACCATGAGTATCCAGGATCTCCACCCCATAATCCCCATGCCACTCTTCCGGGTGATGGATACCCATCTTCACCGGGCTCAAAGCCCTCGGCATCTTTTACGCTTTCTTGCCTTGAAAAGAAAGAGTACATACGCTTTACGGTATCTTCGCTTAAGTTCTCACCGCGTGCAATTTGACGCGCTCTGATCTTACCTATCCGAGTGCCACCTTTACGGCCGTCTTCCACCCAGCGAATAGCTCGCTCGGCTTCCTCTTGCATGCCTTTGTTAGGTTTGTAACTCATTCAGCGACAGGGAATAACTGACATCTACAATTAATCGAATTACCAGCACTCAATCCGGGGCCTAATGGCCTAGTAGCTTTTTCACCACCAACCGTAAAGTATCCATCAGCGCCTTGCATCGAGCCGTCGGCTTGAACATGTGCGGGTCTTACGAGTCCATCGCGTTGAGTAAGCCACATCATTTTGAAGCCAAGGTCTTTATAGACCGCATGCTGCATGCCACTTGTAACATTCGCGCTCGTTGTATTCGCTATTGTCTTTGCACGGCCCGCGCTTAGTTGATCGAACTTAGTCTGCAAGGCTTCTTTCATTTCATCTTTTGGAAGTCCTGCATTATTTTCGATTACTTGTCGTATCTCGGACTTCATTACATCGACGCTCTCTCTAATCTTTGCACTTGACTCATTAGCAAGATCCTTTATTTGCTGACCTACTTCGCCGGTCAAGTCTTGATCTCCAAGCTCGAGAGCTTTTAAGAGTTCGTTTTGCACGCTTAAGCAAGCACTTTCTACCATGGTTTGGAACTTCGCGTAATCAGCATCATTAATATCAAGATCAGATATGCTTATGATACCCTTATCGATATTTGATAAGACTTCATTTTTGAGCTGACCGATAATAGTTTGCACTACATTGTCTATCTTATTGCTTGACTTCTCAGTTAGCTTGTCGAAATTACGCCAGAACAAGTCCTTACTCTCGGCTGTTATGAGAGGCAATTTTGCGCGGTTCTGTATTCCGTATGCCCTTTCGAGTTTTCGCGGCATCATGGGCACGGGAGGCGCATTTACGACCGATTGCAATGGAGCGTATCCACCTGCAATAAGTGGAATGTTACCGTCTTTAATCGGATCATATCCACGATCGGCTCGCGCTTCGTTAATTGTCTTGAGCCCCCATTTAAGCTCAAACTCTTCCTTACGCATATCAGCATCAGGGTCAGCATATTCGTACGGCTGCGCTTCGATTAAGATATCCTCTTCCCATCGTCTGAAGTGACGCGTAAATTCTTCAGCGATGTAGAGTGCTTCGGGATCGATTGTGTTTTGCCTAAAAATAGCCCATTGAACTTCAGCGGTTGCACGGTTTTGGAAGCTACCATCAAGCATGCCAGGAGGCACGCCAAAGACTTGAGCGATTTGAGCGCGTGTATCTTTGCTCACCGCTTCATAGCTAATTGATAGCTCGCCTTTCGGGGGTAGTTGTAATTGCATGCCACCACCAAGCAAAGCGCGGAGCTTGTAATCTGGGAGTTCTTCATTCCATGCGGCCTTAAGTTTATGCCACTCATCAGCATCGAATCTTTCAGGGAAGGTAGCCACCAAAGGAGGTACGGTATTATTCTCAAAAAGTCTAGCAAGATACGCGCTAACTTCGCGGTCAATAAAAGCATATTCAAGCGCGGCTGATACGAGGCCTACACCGAAGATATTCATACCGATTATCTCTTCAGGTCTTGCGCCCGGATGGATCTTCGCGAGGTGGATAACCTCTTTCTCAGGTATCGCGATATTCCCCTCTTGAGCGGACTGATAGACATATCCTTCGATGAAGTTGTTATCGCCTTTGATAACTCGCATGCGGGTCGGATTAAGTACCCACATTTGAAGAGGAACTCGGTATCCATTTGTCGGAGTCCAGATATAAGCATTTCCGTTGATACTTAGCCAGTTCTCAATATAGCTGAACACTTGCGAGCGGGTAAAGTACGGATTAGGATTATTCAATAGCTCATTTGCCCAGTGACCTCGGCCTAGCTCTTCGCGCTTGTAGTTCTTCTCGGCATAGCTATCAAACTTCACACCGGTCAAAGCGTTTGCACGATGCTGTAAACAAGCAAAGACCGTGCCTCGAAGCGAGGCCGCGAGTTCTCCACCAGTTTGAGTCGCACCTATATTGCGACTTCCACCACTGCGGATATATGGCCTATCGTTTTTACGCGGTGCAACTGCGGCCGCGATTCTATCTCGAAGTTGGTCAAGTAAACTCATACATATATCTGTGGTGTTTTGCGAATAGCATTAAAAGCATAGCCCAATGCGTCAATAAAGTCATCATGCTTGTCTTGAGGAGTTCCGGTAAAGCTTAAAAGCTCCTCAGTGAATTCAGGGTCTAAATGAGGCACATGATATACAAGCCCTTGCTCATATCGTGCCTCAACGGGCTGGAATCGAATCACCTTATCGCGATCCGCTCGCACGCCTACTACATTCATTTTAGTATTTCTCTTAAGCTCTTGCACCATCCATGCTTGCGCCTGGTTACTTTCAACGGCTACGACTCGCGCTTGCCATCTCTCTTCGGCTGCCATGATGCGAGCACCGATCTCGGCAAATTGTGCTCTAAAGTGCTCGGCTTCAACTACCACTACTTCGCCGTCTTGAGTCGTACCTATCACCACGATTGCAGTATAGTCAGCGGTCTCTTTTTGTGATATTGCCAAGTCCACTCCGATATAGTAAGCCGTGCATACTTTGTCATTTGCAATGCGTAGCCAATCGCGTTTAATCTTCGCCGAGCTCCTATCGACATACTCGGCTAAGAACTCTTGCGCAAATACGATGCTTGGAAGTAGCTCCTTTTGCCTATCCACTTCGCTCTCTTTGATTTGTCCACCGTCATAAGTGGAAAAGTGGAAAGACTTCCAATCTTCGAGCGTATCGTGAAGCTGATCTAATTGCCAAAAGTGATTTTTACCTTTTGGCGTTGAGAAGAAATACGCATCGCCTTCATAATCGGCGAGCATCGGGCTTAATACAAAGTTCCAATCGTCTTCAGCGTTTGGGCAGTGAGCCCATTCGTCGCATATTATGCGGTGAAACTTGTTACCTCGAAGCCCGTCGGCTCTCCAGATACCCTGTAAATTCAATGTACTATTACCTAGTTTAATCTGTCCTTGCTTGTAAGTAGCACCAAGCGGGGCGAAGAAGTTTTGTGCTTCGGTCTCTCGTCCTGTAAGTTCGGTGTAACTTGGCGCGGTGTAGAGAACATACGCGCCGTCCACTTCAAGCATCTTCTCAAGGGCAAGAGCAAAAGCCAGATAAGACTTCCCAAAGCGACGCCCGCACCGAACAACATTAAAGCGCTTCCGATCGCGAAGTATTTCAAGCTGTTTCTCATGCGGATAAATCTTGACTACTTTGTCCAATTTTAGCACCCCATTCTATAACCATTTTACCCTGCTCGACCGCTTGATTATTCAAGTGTCCAAGCAAGTCAAGTAATACCTTCATTGCTGCCATGTCTTCCTTCTCTAATATCTTTTTATGAATCAGCATGTGAATCACTTCAGCCGCGACGGTCTCTTTTGTTTTGCCCGGCTTGCTAAGTTCTTCAGCTGCCATTTTGGCAAGGTCTCTCACATAGACTATCGACCCCTTTGGCCTGCCTTTGCGGTTGATCCTTTCAGGGTTCGTATGAAAGCCCTGACCTTTTACATTTTCTGGATTATTTCCCGGCATAACTTCCGATCCCTAAACCTAAACCAAATAAACCAAGTAACCATGCCCAATCTGTTTTAGTCTCAGTCTTAACGATAGGTAATTGCACCGTAATAATCGAGTCAGGGCGCGGCTTGAATACAAGCGAGAAATAGCCCTTGCGGTTTGCATAGGCAAAAGCCATATTAATCGTATCTTTTGTATTTGTAATTACGCTATCGCTTTGAGCTACAAAAGAAGTATCACCACACGGAATGTCGATAGGCTTGTCAATAAAGTATGTCGTATCGTGATGCTTGACAAGTACGCTCTTAGTATGTACTGAATCTCGGATCGTAACAGGGCGTTCAATCACTTGTACTATCTTCAAAGTATCTTTGCCATGAGAGGCGCGGCGAGATGCAAGCTCGAACCCGCCCGCAAACCCTGCAATGATTAAGAGGAATATCGCGAGCACTAATCCTATGAGTTTATAGTCTCTTTGCATTATCTCTTCACCTTACCATCTTCGATACGATAGTTCTGAAATTCGCCGTCTTCATGAATAAAAGCAAAGCCATGATTAGACTGCGAGTATGGCATATAGCCTCGCTTAAGCTTTGAGAGCGTTCCAATAACATCGGCCCTTAAATATTCGCCTTCAAGCGTCTTTTTGTGTATGGTTTGCGTTCTATGCAAATGGCCCATGCAAGTATTAGTAAGTGTTTTATTCAGTAGTGTAACCGCTGGATTTACGCCGCCGTTCACCTTAATTTCATGGCCGTGAGTTATCCAAGTACCATGACAAAACATCAATTGATTAGAGTCAACAAATTTGACTCCCTTTGCATCAAGTTCTAAAAGTGATTGCCAAGTTATTAGCCCCGCGAACTGGTCGGCTTTCTCTTGCAAAAAAGCATCGAGTCTATCTTCATGATTACCAACTTTGAAGTAGATCTTTGCCTTTGTGAAAGTCGCCCGTAAATTGTCAATAAAGTTCCTAGCCATTTGAAGCTCGGTCGTAAACTCGATGTCATCTTTTCGCTTTGCCCATCGTGATAATTTATGAGCATCTACCGTATCACCATTTAGTACAATGTTATCGACTTTCATCTTTCTTAGGTATTGAATGCAAGCTCTTATCGCGTCAATATCATGGAAGCCTAAATGCACATCGCAAAGTATTGCCGTATTGCCTTCAATTACGATGTGCTCACTTACTTCCTCTTTACCGTCTTGCATCTCGATAAGCCATTCGGGCAAATCCTCGAATGAGTCCGTTTGCAAGCGATACCTTGTCAAGGCATCAATCTCGTCTTCAGTAAGACGGTATTGTGGATTGCCTTTTTTACGCACTCTGAATTGAGCCTAAAATGATACTAGCTGCATCCTCTTCAGTGCCGTCAATTGGAGTCTCAGTATTCCATAGATTGCCGTCTTGGTCTTTGAATTTCCAAAGCATGACGGGGACTTCATTCCACCCGGTTTCATTGCCTTCGCTATCCCATTCGGTAGCATCGCGGCGAATCGCATGGTAATTTTCATTAAGGATTATTTCCATTATGCTATCTCCCATATTTGTAATTTACTTCCTTTCATGATAACATTGCCATTCACGAACGCAGTGTTTTGTGCCCACTTATACTGAAGAGTTGTATTACTAGTTGGAGCACATACTCCATTAATAATTCCTACAACGGGCACTGTAGGGGATGTAGAATTTACTCGAGGGACAATTAATGTACTAGTTCCATTAAGCAATACTGGGGTAGCTTCATAATCGATTGTAAAATGTCCTTCGCTATTACCTGATACGGCACTTTTGAAATTACTAGAACTCCCACTAATACATTTGCCTAATAAAATAATCTGAAAATAATAGACTTTATTAGCTGTTAAATTATAATACAAATGAGTATCATTTATCAAAGTTGTAGAATTAGCTACAGTTTCATCAGCTGATTTCACAACTTCAATTGTAGGTGACCCCAACCCACCGCTAGCAGTCAATTCCGTTCCTGTAAGCGTTAAGCCCGTTCCGAATGTAAGTTCTTGTACATCCCCTGAACCTGAAGCCGAACCGCGTCCAAGCAAGCGAGATGCCGCGCTTACATTCTGAATCTTTGCATAGCTTACTGCATCATTATCAATTGTCCAAGTAGCACCTGAACTCGAAACGGTTATATCGCCTTTATCTCCATCACTAACAGCCGTATCTACAGCAATACCACCCGCAGTAGATCCATCGCCTACATAGAGCTTCTTAGTATCCGTTGTAAAAATAGGCTCACCTTCAGCAGGTGTTATAGCCGAGCGGCCTGAGTCCGTTCCGCGTCTAAATTTCAATGCCATATTAAAAACCTCCGAGGTCTAGATTGTAATTTGATGGCGTACTAAAACTGCCAAAATCGTAAAAAGTTCCTAGGTCAATATCACCACCCGCGACCGTAATCCAAGTCAGCGCCCCGCTTCCGTTGGTGCTAAGTACCTGACCGCTTGACCCGCCCGAAATAACCAAGTTAGCAAGACTCGTACTGATGCTATTTGAGCTATCAATAGTCTTGCTACTAATCGTATTAGGTAATTGGCCGTTGTTTAGTTTTGTTGTTGGCATAATTACTTCATGAAGTCAGCTAGTAAAACATCCCCACTTATCGGAGCCGTGGTCATTGTGATTGTATTCGTTGAAAGAGTGTAATCATTTCCCGCGCCGCTTCTTAGTCTTTGACCGTTCAAATACAAGCGAAGCGTTCCCGTTGTCGGAGTAGCCGAGATAGTGAAAGTCACATTCGAGCCGTTGATAGATCCGCTCGGAGTCTCTTCAAAAACGAAGTTAGTTACACTCAAAGTACCTGAAGTATCTTGCACATAAGTGACCGCTGTACTTCCAAGCGTTCCGCCTGAATTCGATGTGCAAAAGAACCTCTTATCACCGTACAAAGTGCCCTGATCTACATAGACAAAAGAGCCTGTAAGCTCGTCCCATGCATCCGAGTCAGTTGCACGAGTGAGAGCGCTTGAAGATCCGTTGAATACATAAATACCGTTTTGACTTTGAGTAGATTGCTGCCATACAAGCAAGCGCTGACCGCTTGTAAGTTGGTGACTATCAAATGTATCCGTTCCGGGATTACTTAAGTTGATATCACCAGTCGTAGCCGCATGTACATTCCGATACTTGTAAGCGCTTGATAATCCTGCTATTTGCGTATCTACGTATGCTTTGTTAGTTGCATCACCTGAATCAGTCGGAGTCGCAAGCGTCGTAAGCTTGTTATTACCCATCGATTGATTACCAGTAAAAGCAACCGATCCATCTTTCTTCGTGAAGTTCGCGCCGTCTGCAAGTTTACTTGAATCTATTGCCGCGCCCGCTGCGACCTTCGCATTAGTTATCGCTCCATCGCGTATCTGGCGGCCTGCTATTGTAGTTTCTGGCATCGTATTATCCTATCTTGTAATTTACTCTAATATAGTCACCTGATACGGGGCTCACATTCATGGTAATTGTCGTGCTTCCCGATGTCGTATAGTCCACGCCGCTCGTCTGAGATACGCCGTTTATGAAGACTTGCACACTTTCAGCGACAAAGTTTTGAGCAGTTGTATAAGTCGCATTTGATCCATTGACTAGCCCGCTTGGAGTTTCACCAAATACAAAAGAGCCTGAGCTTGTAGTGACAAAAGCTCCGACCTTAACAACTACCTCTTCAGCCGTCGTGGTAATTCTTACACTATCACTCATGAAGTCACCGTATCATAAAGTTCCACATCACCACCTAGCCAATACTTCACATCACCACCCGCAAAAGAAATACGAACATCATAGACTAACCCCTTTTGAGGTGTTAAGCCCGATGTCGTAGCTGCTGGGATTGAGATAGTATATTTTCCACCGCTCGCAGGTGATACGATTGCCGTCGTAAAAGTAAATAGCGTCGCGTTGGTAGCCTTGACCCTGCATTGTGCAGTAATGGTAGCACCTGTTAAGCTGATCGCGGTTCCGTTCTCATCTTCCAAAGCGACAAGCATCGAGAAGCTTTCACCCTTCCATAATGTGATATTCAAGCGGTCGCGTCTCATGGCTTATCCGTAAATAACTTGGCAATAAAAGATCCACCAACCGCAAGGCTCAAGAGCGTAATCGCAAGAGTCATGTTGTCCCTCAAATAGGCAAAACCGCAACCAGCAATACCAGCAGCGGCCAAAGCACTAGCGACCCTACGAATTTTCGCGGGTGTAGGCTCGTTCCAGTATTTGAAGCCAAAATGATAACTCACTTATGAAGGCCTGCAATGATTGAGTAGATTTGATCTAGTCTTGAGTGGATTAGGGTAAACTGCTCTTTGATACTTTCCGCTTGCTCTTTCTCTTGTTTCTCAAGCATTTGTACACGATGCTCGAGAGTCGAAGTATTGAATACATGCTTTGCGGTTTTCTCAATGACTTCAGCAATTTGCTTAGCATGCTGCAAGCGCTCGCGATTCATAAACCTGAAGAACATCACCACTATCGTAACCGTCGAGACCAATGTAGCTAGTACATTTCGTAGTAATTCGCTTAGTATGTCCATCGTATCTATCGTATTAAAACAAGCGCCCCTCTAGGAGAGGCGCTCGCGGAGTGAAGGCATGAGATTAGGAGTGCCTATGTCGGCAAAACAAATATAAGAGTTATGTCAAGGGACTTAGAAATTTTATTTTTAATAGATAACAAAATCTGTAATCCTGAAGTAATTAGTCGGATTGATTACCCTTGATCGTGCCCAAACCCCGTCACCATCATGTTGAGACCCTTGAAGCCCTGAACTTGTATTCCCTTCAACTGTAGTCCCTCGCCTGCCTTTCCACTTATCCACTATTCCAGCATGTCCGAAGGGTGTCGTGCCTCTTCGCCATACAATGATCGTGCCCGGTGGTAAGTCCATATTCTTAGCTATCACTTCAGTAGCCTTGATCGTTTTGTTGCGTGTAGCAAAATGACGCGCAAGCCCTGATCCCGTAAACGGCAAGCCCTTGACCCCTGCAGAATCCAAGCAAAAGTTTACGAATGATGCGCACCACTGAGCGCCCTTTGGCGATTTGGTCGAGCGCTGAAAGCGAGTAACCCAGTACCCGCCGTTATTACCTTCCTCTTTCGTGCCTATAAAGCCTTTGGCTATCGTGAGAACCTTAGGACTGAGAGAAGCAGAGAGCGGCTGTAATGATGTTAGCAGCCAAAAACAAAGCGTAAGCGATAGGGTTCGTACTGATAATTTCACGAGTATTGACCTCCTTAATTAGGTAAGAATCCACAAACCACGCCGCCCCAACTGCAAGTGCATACTTGCTAAGACCGACCGCGAATGTGCTAAAGCTCCCATCTCCGACTCCTAGAGTCGCGCCAAGTGCAATCACTGAGAGCGCGAGCAAAGGCACAAAAGTCTTGAGTGTTTCCTTCATCTGATTTGATCCATTAAATAGATACTAAAATAGTGCGAAGCCTTTCGTTAAAGCGCTCCGCTTTTATTACTGTGTACTCGCAATTATGCAAGCCACTCTCTTCAGTAGTTTCTAAGTTCGCACGGAACTTATTGTGATTAGTCTTGTTAGTGCTATAATTCCTTTCATGTTCATCACTCCAGAATCTACCGTATCGACGCTTGAAGCCTACAAGCGTGCATCTCCAGTACAAGTCATCGTCTTCCACGCCCCAGCCCCAGTACCAGTTAGCATGTCCGTTGATCTTTTTGTAGCTCTCTTTGTCAAAGAGAGTCACACCGCCAAAGTAGGTCCGGTATGGTAGCTTGTAATTAAATTGCTCGCATGCATAAGCCAAGTGAGTAGGCATATCCGTATATGAGTAATCCACATCCTCGGCGTACATATCCACATCGTGAAAACAAAAGTAATCAGCGCCTTCAGATTCCAAGAATCCTATATTTCGCATCATGCCTAGATTGAATTTCTTGCCCGCCTCTTGCTCTACGACCGTAATATGAAAGTCAATACCTTGATCTGTTAGCACCTTCCAAAGATGAGGCACTTGCTTTGATAAGTGCTCTTGCCGATCGCGATAGGGAATAATAACCTCTAGCTTCATTGCAAGTTCTCCAAGATATAGAACTCGGCTTTTACCATTGCATCGTTAAGCGTCAAGTTACGGAACCTAAGCTCGAGCGCATACTTGCCGGTCATCTTGTTCGTTAGCTTCAGCTTCCACGCTCTTTCCGCTTCGAACAAGCGCGCCTCGAAAGGCACGCCGTTCTTAGTGATCTCAGTCTTGTAGCCGTTCTTGCCTAGGTCTTCCCATTCAAGAGTCGGCATCTCTTCAGGGTCTTCAAAATGGTATAGCATCGGGGACGGCCTCGGCCTGCGGTTTGTTCTCGTAAATCTTGGCAAGCTTGATACTAGTGATGTATCCAATCTTACCCTCTTTGTTGGTATATTCCTTACCGCCGACAAAACCTTCAGCCGTAACTTGCATGCCTACTTGGAAGCCTCGCAGCATTTCCACTTTGTCATTAATAGCCTCGAACTTGATAAACTCTGGATACTTGCTTGTCGTATCCTTAATCACAATCTCGGCCTTTGTAAATTTGTCCGAATACTTGACGGGCTGACCCGCAAAGCAAACCTCTCCGCTAATCTCAATCTTCGTCATCTTACACTCCTTTTTTGTAATAAATCCATGACGCTCCAATAGGTTGAGCGCCTTCTAATTTTTCGTTAACTGCTTTCCGCACGCCTTCGTAATATCGATAGTCATGGCCTGCAAGTATTCCGTTTGTCTTTACTTTTGGAAGCCATGCGTCTATATCTTTGCATACTGACTCGTAATCATGCGAGCCGTCAATAAAGCAAAAGTCTAAGCTCTCATCTTCATAGGTCTTGACCGCATCCATCGAGTCCGAGCGTATGATCTTGACTGCTTTCTTGACCGGATTAAGATTAAGCTTGCAAAGATTGTACAAGCCGTCAGCATATTGAGTCAAGGGCTCGAAGTGCTTTGACCTCGGATCGCGGTGATCTTCGCTCCCGAGAAAGTGATCTATCACATCAAGCTTAATCTTCTTCTTTGATCGCATGATCTCAACGCCCGCATACGCCGCGCTCTTACCCTTCCAAGCTCCAATCTCAACAAAGCGAGCGCCTTCACTAGCCGTGCCTATCGCTATGTCGTAGATCTCCTCATAATCAAACCAGCCATGTATCTCATGGTAAAAGTGATTCACCTTCAACTCCTTAATTTAAACAAAGTTAATTAATATGCAAGGGACTTAGTAAAATCTTCAAAACTCTTGATAATCTTGTAATTGCATCCTGATCGCTCGACCGTTGACTGCCACCAAACCTGAGAGGCGCTTTGCCTACCTTTCTCGGCTTTGAACTCTAGAAAGGTTACTCCAGAGCCGTCGGGGTGTATGTATGTCATGTCGGCCACGCCTGCCACCAAACCCATCACCTTAAGACTCGCGCCGTGCCTCGCATCGCGAGGGTTGTTGTGATTCATGTAAAGCAAGCCACGCTCGTCAGGGCGGTTATTCCAATGCCAAGTAAAGCAGAGGGCTTGGAGTTGGTGTTCAGTCATTCTCATATAGCAAGTAATGGATTAAGGCATCACACTTCTTTTCCCAGTGTCTCATACCGACAAGCCACATCATGAATAACACGCGAGCCGTATCGTAGCTTACGCCGTGCTCCATGACTATGTCATCGAGAAAGTCTTGAGATAAGCGGCGGTAGTTCAAATCAAGTGCCTTGTCTTATCCTTGTGAATAAATAACCAACCTTTTGCATATCCCATCGCATCGCGATAGGATTCGGCTTCGCTTCGCAACTTACACAAACTTTGTAGAACATAGAGCGGATTTAATTTACCCGCCTTTGTCAAGGCTACCCAATCATGCAAGCCTCCGAGCTTTGCCATCGCACGAGCCTCGTGAGGTTGCAATATAGCAAGTTCTTCAATTACTTCGCGCTCTGTTTTCGGGATCTCCGCTCCGCAGTACTCACACTCGCGAGCCGAGGCGTATAGGAACGCATCACACTCAGGACAATTCTTGTACACGGCTACGCCATCCCGTGGCTTTTTAGGTGGCTTTGTCCAATCCCTCTCCTCATCCCACATGCCAAAGCGGTAAAGGTTATTCCCGAAGTCCAAGACCTTGAATTCGGTCTTGCCCTCGCATGTTCGCGAACCGCGTCCGACCATTTGCAGGAATAAGGGTAAAGACTTGGTAGCTCGATACAAAATAACAGTCTCAATACTCGGCTCATCAAAGCCCGTGGTAAAAAGTCCTACATTCACCAAAATCGCGCCCGCCGTCTCTTTATACCACTTCAAAGCGTTTCGACGCTCCTGAAGCCCCGCAAGGCCGCTAAGCGCCAAAGCGGGCAAACCTTCCGACTTGAATTCTTGCAGTACTTCATCCGCGCTGGCTAAGTTAGGTGCGAAGACTATCGTTTTGCTGCCTTCAGCCCAACGATTGTAATTTGTCACGACGCCCTTGTAAATTTGCGAACGCGAATAAATATCAGCAAGCGAGTCAGCATCATAGTCACCGCCTTTGGTCTTCACTTGGCTAAGGTCGATCGGAACCGAATAATACGACGGCTTGGCTAGGTAGCCATCATTAATAAGGCTCGGAATAGTCGAAGCTTCCACCATAGCCGAGTAAACATCTCTCATACCGGTCCCCTTCCCTTCTCTCCAAGGAGTTGCCGTCGCTCCCAGAATGAAAGCGGACTCAGGTAGGGAAGGGAGGAGCTTGTCGAATGTTCGCTTATGGCACTCATCAAATATGAATAAATCCACGCTCTCAAGTAGCATCTTGTACTCTCGTAGCTCTCTCCGGCGATAGATAGTCTCGATCATGGCTACGAAGATCTTTTGACTCGCATTGATTCGCGAGGTCTCTGCGGTGATCAGTTCTGGAACTATGGCGAGGTTATTGAGCGCCCCGCCCGCCTGCCATAGCAGCTCGCCTCGGTCGGTAATGATCATGACGCGCTTACCCTTTTGCATAGCTACTTGAGCGATAGCCGAGAACATCACCGTTTTGCCCGCTCCGGTCGGAGCGCATAATATCACTCGCTTATGACCTTGAGCAAAAGCGGCTCGAAGTTTGTCAATTGCAAGGACTTGATATGGTCGTAAATTCATAGGTAGTCGGTAGTCGGTTCGGTAGTCGGTTCTTTTGAGAACTTGCTACCGTGTAAGTTTATTAAAAATCAATTGTTTACAGTGAAGGTAGTAAGATAATATAATATTATATATACTTTATATATATACACATGCACACACACACACACACACACACACATACATGTCTATATATACGGAGGGCGTTTTTTTAAGAGATCTTACTACCTACCTTCAGTCCGAATTTTGCGAATAATCGCCATAAGTGTCAAAACGCTTGCGAACCTTGACGCGATAGACTGTTCTTGGTATGTCGTTGAGCTTCTTTTTCTTCTTTTCAAAGCCTGCTTTGCCGAGTGCGATCCCGAGTCGGTTTTCCGCAAATTTGACCTCGAGATGCTTCATAATTGTATCTCGTACCTCTGTTGCGGTCATCCAAGTGCCCTCGAAAGCGGTTGGTTTTTCAAATACCACATCGAGCGCCTCGGCGGCGGTATCTACTTGCTCATTGTCAGCGCTTGACATCGATAGTTGAGCTATTTCGCCTTTGTTGAGTTGCCAAGAGGCATCGCCTTCGGTTTTCCAGATGTGATAGGCTTCCATGAGCAAGTCGATCTTGTCTATTGCCCTGTAAGCCTCGAAGTTAATTGCTACCAGGTTAATCGGAATAATACGGCGGTTGCCGGTCGGGTCGTTAATCACTTCATTCTCATTTGAAGTACCACAAAGCACGGCGTATCGCCTATAATCTTCAAATTTGCGCCCGTAGGGCTGCCTAAGGTTAAAAAACTGAGTCGAAGCGTATTGCTTCAGTAGTTTGTACTCGTTTTTAGACTTGCCGCTGAACTCGTCATCGCATAGAATTAGTTTTCTGCACATTAGGATTTCATCATCTTTGCCTCGGTCAAGTTTGGACTCGCCGTAATAGTCCCGAAGTTCTGAAGGGAGTAGCCATCTAAAAAAGTTGGTTTTGCCTAGCCCTTGCTCACCGCACATCACTAGGATAAGAAGCGAGTAAGTGCCGTGCATGGAAGCTATGAGGCTAATTATCCACTTGCGTATAAAGATTTGAGTTATCATAGGCCCGAAGTCTATTACCTCACCGTTCTCGTTTACGATATGGCGTGCTGTTACCGTCGCGATGAGTCGGTCAATAGTTCCGTTCTTGACCTCGCGGTCTTGATAGCGCTCAAAGAAGTCAAGGAATGGATTGTAAGTGCGGGTGTTATCATTGTGGATAAGTGAATCTACATGCGACTGGGTGCATTTCGTACCAAGCGCTGTTGCAATTTCGGACCAGATCGTATTCAGGTTGCTAGTAGTCATTGGCCTACCTTTGTACTCAATCTCTTGAGTTACTTCATTCTTTTTAATGTCGTAGGCTTCGAGCGCTGCTTTGATGAGTGGGATAACGTTTTCATCGCGTTTTATCTTTGCATCATCAAGATTATGTTCGCTTAGTTGCTTAGACACCTCTCTTGCAAGTTCGCTTGATATACCTTCTTGTTCTGCTAGTTTTACAAGTCTATTTTCAGTTGAAGTAGTTTTATCTTTATTAGTCTTTTCAAGTACGATATGAGTACTTTGTAAGTATTGTGTTTCTTTCGTTTGGAACTGAATGCCATACTCTTTGCACTTAAAGAATAGCGTCGCGATACCTACGCTACCGTCGTTTGTTTTCAAGAAGTTATCATACTTTGCATCGGTATTTTGCGCGTTGTATTCCGGATGAATCTCACTTATAGCGTGAAAGTAATCGCGGCCCGCTTCGCCGTAGTGATCAGCTAAAGCAAAACCGATTTGTATCCAATCGTGATAGGATTCGGTAAGATCGATGCGACGGCTACGGATCTGGCTAATAATAAACTCCATATCCTTTGAGGTATGCGCATGGATTACTCTTGTACTGATTTGCGCCTCTTTTTTGAGGTACTTCTTGAATACGGGTACTTCTTTTGTGTTTTTATGTAGGAACGGATCGAATGAGACAAAGCGAAGGCGCGTCACATCTTTACATGCTTTGTCGGCTACGAGGTGATAGGTATCCGCTAGGTATTTCTCTATGGCTAGGTATGCGTCTAAGTGCTTTGTCGGCTCTATCCTGAAGTAGATTGCATATCCAAGCCCTCCGAGGGACTGATGGAAGGCAAAGACAAAAGGATCACCGACAAGCGCTCGTACTTTCTCGTTTAGCCCTTCATTATCTTTGTCATCGACATCGATGCAAATTAACCCGCTATGATTCTTGAGGCCTGCTTGACCTCGCCCGGTGAACTCACCGCTCGGAGTCACTGCAATGATCTTGCGCTTAGCCGTTTTGCGCTCTTCGGGGTCTTGAATAGCTCTGTAGGTTATTACATCATCTTGCCAGTGGCCGTTCTTGATAAGGTATAGATACTCGGTAAAGTCTATAAGCTCTTGCGGGCGCGTGGCCTCTGCATTTGCGAATAGTGTGATAACATTACTCATGCTTACTCTCTTTGATTAGGGTTCTGTAAAGCGTCCGAAAGTCAGGGTCTATGATAGCTCGGTCTTCGACTGCGCGGGCGGCAATAATAGGCAATTTATGGCCACAATTAAAGATAAATCCGCAGTCTTGTTTTGTGAATCCGTTATGCATATAGCAAAGAGTAATCGCGACATAGCGAGGGAATCCTTGCTCTTGGAATATAGCGAGCGCTTGGATGCCAAAGGCGCGTGCTGTTAGTTCAGCGACGCGCTCGGCGATGTGATAGAGTTGTGCATTTGTGAGGTGCTTAATCTTACCGCGTGGCTTCTTTGGCCTATTGCCGAAGAGTATCTCTCTTTCTATCTTCAGTTGCTGCGAAAGAGGGAGCGTAGCAAGCGGCGTGCGATTTGTGTCAGCCGCGAGGTCATTAATATGACCGATAGCATGAATACGCATATTTTTTGCCCGGTATTGTGGAAAGATTCTGCAAGCTCGTCAAGGCTTTGGCGGTCGAAGTTATTCATAATATACCTTGTCAAAATTTGAGTTTTATACGATCAGCAGCTTCTCTCATAGCTTTCCATAATTTTGGATCGATGCTGTATTCATTATCTTCAGCCTTCGGTAGTTCGATTGCATCGAGTGCTATGTAGTGCGGTTCGATGTCGTAGATTGAGTCGATGCTTATTTTGCTTGGCATTGGTCTCGTGCAGTAAAAATATACATCTTGATTTGTTTTACTTCGCTTTATGTATCCTACTTCATACTGCGGGCCGTCTTCGAGATCGATTCGCAAAAGTATCATACCTTCAGGCCATTCGCCGTATTCGAGTTTAGTCCATTTCATTTTATTTCTCTCCTTTTAGTTGGTAGTTAGCGCTCTTGTATTTTTTGAATCCTACTCTATCAGCATGTTCGTATAAAAACTTATCAAGAGATATGAATATATTTTGATACTTACCATATACATCGACAATATCCATTATATGATGAACATGATATGATAGAGTTGAGCGATCCATTTTTAGATAAGCGGCCACTTCAAAGCTCGTTAGGTTTAGATAACATATTGCAAAGAATATGAATACTTTTTTTGCATATACGACCTCTTGATACCGTACTTTCATTTTTAGTGATGGATACGGAAGCTCAATCAGTCGTATTACTTCTTTCTCAAGTAATGGTAATATGTCAAGCGGTCTATCAAAGTCAAGCCATGTCGAGCGATCCATGAAGTAGCCCGACCGTTTTGTCGTATCGGGCTGCACCATGTCTATTCTTGTTCTGCTATCTTTATACGGCTCCATCTCTTTTGCAATCTTTAAGCGCTCTTCGCGAAGTTGCTCGGAGAGTGATCGACCAGGCTCGAAGGCCGTGCGACCGAGAGTGTAATTAACTTCTTGTAGTATATCGTTTTCTTCATTCATGAAAATATCTCCTCTTGTACTTTGTCTTTAAATCTTTTGCTAGCTTCTTTTAGATTAATAATCGCTTGCTTGAAGTAACTATCTTTTAATTCTATTCCGATAGCTTTGCGACCGAGTGAAACAGGACTATACACTTCAGATCCGACTCCCATGAATGGAGTAAGTACGACCTCTTTTGGATTAGAATATAGTTCTACTATTCTATCGATTACATCAAGTTGTAAGGGGTGTACATGTTTCTCGTCATCTTCCTCTTTGGAATCACGGAACGGTAAAACATTATCTATTCTAATATCATCCCAAACCGAGCTAGCATATCTTTGCCATGTGAGGTGAGAAAGTTTATTTCCTGAAGGGTCGCCGTCGTAATCTTTCCACTTTTTTACAAAATCTTTGTAGT